GGCGGGATTATTGCACACTAAGCAGAAGGTGGTATTAGTCAGCTTTGAAGCACTCACATAGCCAGAATTAGCGGCTATGGTTTTTATGCTCCAGTTATCCGTACTTAGTTCTGGTACGGATGTAACTGTAAAATTCACAGGTTTCCTTAAATAGAAATTCGTCGATATTGTTGCCATATCATTTGTTATTTATGGTAGGGGCTTTTACACCCCTACCAGTTAGTTATACGTTTATTCCGTTTATCTTAAATGAAGTAACTGGGTTAGTGAAGTAAATGTTAGCATAAGCATTGAATACATTATTATCACTATCCGTTACGGTAGCAGTTACCACCGCTTGCTATATCTGTGTGGAAGTCTTACCAATCACATTAAGCACTACACCCGAAACACTACTACTTTGTACTTCTGCCAGACTGTTAGCACTAATGGTAGCCCTTACATCCGAAATGGAAACAGTGTAGTTAGATGGTACTATAGTTAATGGTATAGTTTTACTGCCAGTAGTACTTATTTCCCCATCTTCCAGTTCTATCCTTTGTATAGGTACATTTTCATATACCGTTACCGTCTTTGTGTCTGAAAGTGTAGTGTTACTTACTCTGGCTACATAGCAGTTAATGGTAATGGAAGCCAAACTAGTAGTAGAAGCAGTAACAGTAACCGTATTTTTATTTACTGTGTAGCTAGCAGCCCCAATAACTTCCCACTGGTAGGATTTGAAATCATTTCCATCATAGGATACGCTATAGGTTTTGCTTCTACCCTATGCTACAGATGAATCACCCACTATGGTAATACTGGTTTGTGTCTTAATAGTGTATTGGATGTATAGCGGGTTACTATGACTGTCTATATTTCCGTACTTATTAACCAGTGCCTACTTCTAAGCCTAAGTAATCTGCTTCTTTAGTATGATACTTCCAGTAGCAGTAGTTTCATCCGCTATAAGCACATCAAACAGTTTATTACTGGTAGTGGCATCTTCACTATAATCCAGAAGTATATCTGTTAAATGAAGTTCGGTAAGGGTTGCAGTACTTCTAAGTACGGTATCCGCTATGGTACTGGAATCCGTTGTAAGGCTTCTAAGGTTACTATACCCTTCAGAATAGAAATCTGTAAGGTTTTTGCTACCCATAATGGTTATACTGGAAAGGTTAGGCACTGATACCGTTTTAAGGTGTTCAGATGAAGGGAATATAACTGTATTAAGTCCAGTACCCCTTAAATCCACATCTTCCAGTTTATAGGCTCTGGATAAGTCCAAAGAACCAGATAAGGTACTACATCCGTATAATACCAGTTTCTTCAATACAGGGCAATTCACGGTCATAGAAGTTGGCCTAAACTGATAAGATGCTACCTTTCTGGAATCAGCACTAAATTCTAACAACCTATCCCCAGATAGTTCAAATGCTTCACCTATTGACTTATCACCAAATTCCCCATAGTTGGTATAGTAGTTAGCACCATAGATGAAGGTATCTGTATTACCATCGGTGGTAATAGTTGAAGTGGTATAGGTATCATTTGCCTATACTCTGGTATTATCAGCACCCATAGACTATCCTACACCGATTTTAGGATATAGCCACTGCCACGGTGTCAAATAGAAAGTATAGGATGGTCTGGAAGAATCAGTGGTAAGCATACTTCTAAAGCCCATACTTCCAGTACTTCTTACATAGAATGGATTAGATGAAGCCCACGACTGAATATAAGGTAATCTTCTTTTCCACCATTGCTTTTCAGCTTGTAACTAATCCCCCAGTGATTGAGAAATAGCGGGTGTACCATTCTTATAGATACCCTAAGACTGGGCTACAGATGCTTCTTCATAAAGTATTCTGGCCGTTTCATTATAGGCTACTGAAGGTATGTATTCCTATATATTAAAGAAGTACCTTTGTAAGCAGGCCTAAACACTACCACCAAATTCACTACTACCCATAGTATCCAGTATAGATTTCATCATAGCCCTATATTCTGTATTGTATGCAGTTTCCATAAGGTTAAAGAAAACATTATCTTCACCATTCCAGTAGTTAGAAGTACCGTTTTTATCGTGTTCCTCTACATAGTAGGGCTTAGTTTTCCTACCTACGTTATCAGTTAAGAAGATAGTATCCATATCATCCTAAGCCATACAAATCTTCATAGTTACTGGGTCTAGGTACTCATAGGTGTTTTTACACCAGTTATCAGAAGCGGCTATAAGTTTCAGAAATGCCATAGTGAAAAGCACATCATTCACATTATAGTAGTTACCCACCTTTGCTTTGAAGTCCTATATTCTCCACGCTATAAAGGAAGCGTTATCTGTAGTACTGTTACCAGATGGGGTAATACCAGTTTGGGTACAGATATTAAGGGCATCATACCTATCTTCTGAATCCTTAGTAATACCCGCATTTACCCAGTTATTTGTAATGTGATCGTATCTAACCACGTTGTAGGTAGATGTATTCCAGTACTGGTAGGATGTATCCAGTAATTCGGTAGCACTAGTATAGGGCTTCAGTCTGGTACTGTGCAGATAGGCAAAGTTAAAGGCATTTTTGAAGTAGCCTATGTTATTCTTATTGCCTAAGTCATAATCCAACTAACCTTCACCGTTATATACCCAGTACTTTTCTTCACTGTCATAGGTAACTTCATCATCTATCCACGGTGCTTGTCTTAAAGTAAGGGGCATACCGTTATCAGAACCTTCTACCATAAGGTAGTTACTGAAGGTGTCGGAATCACCCTAGAAGGTAGCCACATCCCCTTTAGCAGAACCGAAAGTAACCAAACCCGCAAACACTGGATTACTACTGGGGGTATCCTTTGTGAAGTACAAAAATACCTTTTCCTCTACTGCTATTCTGGATGTTTCATAGCCAGTGGTCTTAGTAATGCTATTACCACCTATAACAGCCTTCCACAAATCATTATAAAGGGATGTAGAACCCATCTTATGTGATTGCATAGATGAAGCCCAATTTAACTTAGCTACCAGTTTTGTAGCCTTTGGTGAATTATCGGATAAAAGGTAGTAAGCACCTACGGTATTACCGTTACCATCTACCCATACAGATTCATCCCTAAAATTGTATTGGTGATTCCATCGCCAGTATCCCTTAGAAGATGAACCCTAGCCCTTAATCTTCATTCCGTTAATAGTGCCAGAATGTGCCAAATCACCTATGATACTAATGGTTAAATCCCCAGTATATTCCACACTTCCAGTAATATATTCGGGATGGTTGCCAGTCCATACTAAAGTATTGTACTTCACTACAGCCTTATCATAGGAAATAGTACCGTTTGCACTTACTATATCATTGGCGGTCATAAAGGCTAGCTTAGATTCCGCATCTGGTAAGGAAGCCATATAATCCTATCTGACATCTGAAGCACTTAAACCCTTCTTATATACTCTGATTCCGTAAATATCCATATCACAGTTATCACTACCTAAGTCTATGGTTAATGTGCCATTCTTGAATATATCAGTACCAGTGTATAGTATTTCCCTATTCATAATACCGTTAATGAAGATACGGATGTAGTTAAGTCCACTGGCACTAAGATTAGGGATGATATTGATAGCCAGATGTGTTCTGGTATCTTCCTAAAAGATTACATCCTAATCCCTTCTGGTTTGCTTTTCAGTAGTCATAAACACCGCTTCAGTGGCTTTCATTTCAAAGCCTAAAGGTATATCATTACTGTAGCTACAGAATTTCAGTACTACATCATTATCATTATACACATTGTAAACCTTATAATCCAGTTCAATAGTAGTACCGTTTGTAAGGGTATCCAGTGGGTCGTATCCAATGGTAACACTTCTACCACTGGGAATCCTTAGTACACCTATACCATCATCATCATTTACCCACCCATCGGATACAAAGCCAAAGCCATCAAAGGTAGAAGTTACGGTAGAACCGTTTGCACTATTGATAATCTTATCAGGGATAGCTTCACTGTTACTTCTGGTTTTCGGATTCAGTATGAAATCTGCTCCTTCAGTTGGTGACATCTTCACGGAATTATCAATTACTATACTATATGAAGTGGTCATATCCTTAGTTCTAACCACTACTAAGGCATCTATGGAATCAGCACTACTTTCTATTTCCAGTGTATTGTAGAAGGAATAGCTAGTACCTACAGTACAATTCAGATAGGTATAGGTAAGGAAGGTAGTACTTCCATCCGTTATACTGATTTCCACATCTGAAGGCTAGTTGAATAGTGAGAAATCAAAGAATTTGGTGTTACTGTAGTTTGTAACCGTTGTAGCCTTATTGTTAAGGATGATTATACTATCATCCGAATCTTCAGATATGAAGAAAAACTGGGAATGTATGTGTGAAGATTCCAAAGTGGTATCATCCACGGTAAGCCAGCTTTCCACATCTATTACCCCAGTGGCATAGCTACCAGATAGATTAACGGAATAAGGCACTTCTATATATGTGTTATCACCTATGGGAAGTGAATAGCTATTAGAAGCCCCAGAAGCATCCGTTACCCTTATGTGCAGTGTCTTAGCTATCTATCCCTATATGTAATACTGAAGATTCAAAGCAGTAAGGGGTACTGTGTTATCTGTAGCATCCGAAAGTACCAGGGATGTATTTACTATGGATTGGAAGGTAATGTTATTGGAAATAGAACCGTTCACATTATCTTCTACCCTTAATCTAATCTTATTATCACCATCTGAAAGATAGTTGGTTAAGTCCAGTACCTAATAGCTACTTCCAGAATAGCTTTGGGGTTGTATGGTGATTCTTCCCACTTCTGTAAAAACAGAACCGTTAGCACTACGCATTATAACCAGTGTACCATCATTGAAAGTATCACTGGTTTCCCCAGTGGTAGGATTGGTAGTAGTGGAAGTGTACCTAATATATACCTTCACACCATCACCCAGATTTACCAGTTTTGCAGTATTGGATGAAGTGGAAAGCGTAACAGTACATATATCATTTTCCAGATTAGGTAACTGTACTTTGAATAACGGTGTAATGGTATCCCCATCACTCCATTTGTAAAAATCATCTATGCTTTGGAATCCATATAAGTAGTAGTAATCACCTTCCTTATTCCTAGATCGGTAGATGTAACCACAACTATTCTTCAATTCCCTTTTTATAAATTCTTCGACTGAAGAGCCAGCATAATTTTCCCACGAGGTATTAAGGTCGGGGATAATTCCAGTATTTATTTTTGCCATAATATCAGTTTCTTTTTGTTTCTCTCCATCCTTCGCTATAAAGCCACGGTTTATCTAATATCCACATTCCAGAACCAAAGCAGCTTCTAACAGATTCCCATACTTTCAAAGCACCCTTATACACTGCCAGTACTATCTTTTTATTGGCTACTATCTGGATTACGTTCTTACCTTCGTTTACATATAGTGCCATTATTATTCCTCCTCATAAGTAAAGTAAAACTTACCGTATTCTGGGGTTATAGTCTGGTATTCCGATTCAGATACTACTATATGCTCAGGTATGGAAGCCCCTTTAAGTTCCAGTTTGTTTATAATATCTGTATGTGTGTCTATACTGTTAGCCAGTAGATGTAATTCCTAATGGTGTTCTACATCCATATCCAGAATCTGCTACTAAATATCATTTTCTATGGTATCATTCACATCATCTATCTACTACTGGTAATCATCCACTTCTAATCTGGATATTCTGTATTCATTGTTATCTATCCTATTTGATAGTTCGTGAATATCCTAGTGTATCTGTTCATCTTCTGTATTCAGAAGCCTTATCTTTGTATTGATGGTGCTAATGTCAGAATTAACATCTGCCAGATGGTTGTTTAGCTAATTAGTCTAAACGGCTAAGTTATTCTGGATAGCATCTATTTCCGTTTGTATTGTATCCAATGTTACAGCCATATCGTTTATTCCTCATAAGTAAAGTACAGTGTATCTTCATCTGGCTACCCCAGTGCCAAAAATTCATCTTCACTAATCAGTTTGTGCTTAACACCCCCAAACATTTCAGTAATACCCGCTATCCTTTCTGTGTTTTCAGATATGCTATCCGCTATTCCCTACATTAAGACTTTGTGGTCTTCATCCATAGCATCTAACAGGCCTTCCACAGTGGCTATCTTTTCTTGTAAGCCTTCTATCTGGCTATTGTAATCATCGTTTTCCATCTTCAGAAGCCTAGCGGAATTACTGCTATTTGCCAGTGTCAAAGCATCCATTTCATCTTCTATGTCGGAATGTGTCATATTATCCGTACACTTCTTAATTCTGTCTATCTTCCTATCACACTTAATGGAATGTATGGTACTTCTGGTAAGGGTATTAAGTACTTTGTTTCCCAAATCATCGACCTTCTAATGAAGGGTATCTAATTCCAGTCTTGTCATATTCAGTATTCTATTAGTTTTAGTTGGTTTGTGTCGGCCTTTACATCATATTCCTATTCATCCACAATAAACTAAGTATTTGGCACTGCATTTACAGTAAGCCGTTTATAGGGCTAATAGTAGCCGTGTACTTCACAGTTATATATCTTTTTGGGGCTACTGAAGTGATTATGGTACTTCCCTATAATGTTCATTTCCTATCTTTGTGTTACATTCTGTACTGTATCATAGAAGCCTTCAGTATGTAGTTTCAGGTTACTATAATAATCTGTATCTAGGATGTAGGATTTACTAATAGGCTTCTTACTATTGTATGTAGCCACCTTTAAGGATAGCTCATCAAATTCCAGTACATTACTACTGTTTATAGTGTTGGAATAGATAATATCATCATCATCTTCTTTGTTTTCTATTTCATCAATCCAGATAATACCATCTTCGCCATAGTTATTAGTGGATATGAATGATAGTGAAAGATTCTGCATAAAGATTACTGGAATACACTGGCCTATATTAAACTTCAAATATCCGTTATCATTATAGATAGCATTTCCGCCCATATAATGTGTCATTGGATTATATATCTGGAAGATTAGCTTTCCATACACCTTATCTGTTTCCGTTATGGGAATAGCAAAGCAATCTTCATTTATTCCACTTTCAAAGGTATGGTTAGTAACTGGCTTATTCCATACATAGTATTCCAGTGTTTCATCATCCCCATTTACATTCTTCTTATGGTAGGGTATCCAGAAATCGGATACAGAATTAGTCCAGTAAGAACCATTCCAGTACTTATTACCAATCTGTAATCTGCATTTCAAAGAAGCCCACCCACCATTATAATTACTATCAGTAGTATTCTTTAATCCGATAAGTACACTGGAATCACTGTAGCCAGCATCCACTAAAGGGAATGTTAGATATTCCTTATAGTTTGTATTCTTTACAAAGATAGAATGACTATACTTAAAGCCTTCACCATAATTACCCGCTTTCTGCCATAGTAAATCACCAGTAAAACAAATGTAGTTTTTCTTCTGGTTATTGGCAGGGCTATAGTTAATGGTAGTATCACTTCTGTATTCCAGTACTGGCTTTCTCATAAGTTCGTTAGAATACATCTACCACCATAGGGAAGCGGTATCTGAAGTACCGTACTAATCACATTTGCTTTGCCAAGTTGTTAGGTGTGTACCGTCACTACTTCCCCATCCAGAATTTATATCGTTGTAGTACCTAGCCCACGGCTCTACCCCAGTATGAAATTCTATATACGGTTTCCAACTTACCTTTATAGGCACATCTTCACCCACCTTAAATCCAAACTATTGATTTATGGTACACCATTGATATTCATATCTGGCTAATCTCGCATTAAAAACAGGCTATTCATCTATATCTATATAGTTAAGGTACTAAGAAGAAAAGGTGTCGTGTAAAAGCGGGATGGGAAAGAAACTACCCTCTTCCCATACATTAGTATTCGTATAGCACTGCCAGTATGTATTAGTGGGCTTATTGTTTATCCGCTTCTATGTGTAGTAGAAGTACCTATCATAGATATTATAAGCCTATTCTAGATGGGTATGGTCATAAGTGAAAAACTTATCTTTCCAATAGTCATAGATGGTTAAATAGGTATATGCCCCACGTTTAATGTAAGCGGCTTTATGCACATAGTCTAAGGGATCTATATAAAACTTATCATCATCTATTTCCTTCACATCTGACTTAACCGAAATCTTATTATACACATCATCCATCTGGATATTCTAATCATCCCCAGAATAATCATCTTTTGTAATGCTTCCATTAAGATTCACGGTTACAGAATTGTTATTAGCAGTAATATCTACGAATAAGTTGTTATCTGGTTTGTCACTGTCTATTAACTCATAATCCACAAAGTATATATCTTCACCGTCTGGGATGCAGGAAAGCCCATAGAAATTACAGATTTCTTCCAGACAAGTATAGCAGTCCTCAGCTTCACCTTCATCATCAAAGAAGATACCTTCATTTATGTATTCTTCATCCATCGGTGGTAAGTTCTGTGTTCTGGCCTTATTACATCTGTTACCGTTCTTAGGGATATAAACACTGCCAGATACATTAGCCACATTCATTAGCCTTCTAATGATAGATACCACCTTTACAGTGGATTCTTCACCATTGATATAGGTGTATTTGTAATCCTTTAATGTGGAAATGGCATCTACGGCTTCTATCTCTATTCTGTTTATGTATGTGTATGGTTGGTTATACTGGCAAGGGGTAACAAAGCCATTAAACAAACAGATACCCTTACTAAGATTATTTACCTATAAAGTTGTACCGTGACTACTGGCAGAATACATATCGAAATATGTATCTTTAGATACGATACCTACAGTACAGCTTCTGGATTTGACTGGGGAAAAAATACCGTCTGAAGTTTGGGCTATTATCACTGGCTCATCATTATCAAAGAAGATTTCCTATGTAGTAGATGAATCATTATTAGTGGTAATAATCACCTATATCATTTCTTCATTAACAGTCCTAAATTTACCTTCATATTCCATAGCTATTATATTTTTTTCATTTTACTATTATGGTTTCTAAGCACTCCTACCAGATTCTATCCTTTAATCCTAAATGTCACATTACCACTAGTACCCAAAGAATCCCCAGTAGTATCCCCATTTCCATTAAGGATATTAAACAGTTTCTTCTACTAACTGCCATTTAATATCATTTCCCCCTTATTCACTCTGGCTATGTTATAATCACCTATGGTAGTAGTACCACCTATGATACCACCATCTGCAAAGGAAGCTATCATAGCAAAAGCGGCTACTACAGCGGCTATACCAGCGGCTATAGCGGCTAGGTTTGCGGGGAATGGTAGTGAAGCTCCAGATGCAGTAGCACTAGCAATAGCACCCGCTTCCTTTACACCTATCTTACCTAATTCAGATGTATTTTCAGCAGTATCATTAGCTAACTTTGTCTATGTGTTAGCCGTTTCTACGGTGGTTTTTGTAGTACTCATAGCCATTTCCGCACTATCTGCGGCTATCTTCTTAGCACTGGATGCTTCTGCTATCTCACCAAACATCTTTATTATCTCATTTATGGATTCATAGGCACTTATAGCCTCATCTATAGTACCTATTACGCTACTGATACTGGATGTAACCTTTTCAAAGGTACTCATATCATCCCAGTTTTCCCCCAGATTCTTCCACGTTTCAGTAACACTTACCACCGAATTATTCAGGCTTCCCAGATTCTTCACAGTACCCTTTATACCAGAATACAGTTTTTTGTTAAACTGGGCTTTTGTCTGTAGAAGTTCTGCATTTTTGGCGGCATCCAGATAAGCCCCAGAAAGTGCTTCGACCTTCTCTTTGGCTTCATCATAGATGGATACCAGTTTTTCTTCATTGGTATTCAGTGTACCACCTATCCTTACTTTCTCCTATATGGCCTTATACTATTCCTAATAGGATTCCAGAATTTCCTTCTAAAAGTCCAGTTCTTCCTTTAGGTTATCTGCTTTGGTGGTAGCCTATTGTGCCTTATCCCCTTTGGGGCTTAGTGTCTGCTAGCGTACCTTTACAGTTATTTCTTCAGTATGTTTTGATAGCCTATCTTTCAGTTTGTCTATATCGTCACCTTCTACTACTGGTTTTAGCTTTAGTTCTATTTGGGCTTTCTGGTTTAGTATTTCATCTATTTCCCTTTGTATCTGCTATCTGGATTCATCATCTATAGCCAGTTTAAGTAGCTTTTCCTTCTGTGCCAGTTGATCGTTCAGCTTCTGTATAGAACCATCTTCTACCAGTATTTCTATACCCAGTTCTAACTTCTTATTCTGTATCTGGGCTTCCAGTTCCTTTACCTACTTCTGGTAATCATCTGGGGTTATCTTTAAGATACCATCCTTATATTTCTTCTTTAATTCGGATAGTTGGTTTTCCAAATCCGATAACGAGCCACTTACTGCTTCTGGTTTGTCCTTAGTATTAGATGGTGTATGTTTAGTGGTAGTAGTACCAGGCTTTGTACCAGTGCCACCTAAAGAAGCTAACTGTGCCTTTGCAGTTTCCGCTTTCTCATTGGCGGCATCCATCAAAGCACCAAACCTATCCACTTCATCCTAGTAGCCCTTTTCCATCTGCTATCTGGTTTTCAAAGCCTAATCATTACGGTATTTGTTAATCTTGTCTATACCTTCTTTGGTTAGCTTAAATTCACTTCCAGTATATTCACCATCATATTTAACAGTATAATCCTTTCCCTATTCTAAGTTTGCTTTCTGCCATTCGTCAGGGGTGAAGAATCCAGTTTGTTTCTAATTATCCGTTACCTTAGTATAGTAATCCCCAGTTTCCTTAGACTTCTATCTGTTATCCCATTCAGTAGCCTTCTTTTTAATGGCATCCTTATATAAGTCCTAGTATGCTTCTGCTTCTGCTATGGCCTTCAAAGCAGCTATTACCTTTGGTGCATTTTTCACAAACACATCATAGGCATCATTTACATTCCATACAGACAAATTCAGATTATCAAAAGCGGTCTGGTTATTCTTAATCCATTCCTTCTTATCCGCTACAGTCTTTAGGCTATTCCACTGGCTTTGCAGTACCTTAAAGCTACCTATCAAATCCCCAGTTTTATTACCTAGTGCTTCTGAAGCGTGCTTCTATTCTTCCAGTTTCTTCTTAGTGGCTTCTGCTTCCCTCTATAGTTCTTTTTCCTTTTCAGTAGCCTTACTGGTACTGGATGAAAAGGCATACAAAGCAGTAGCCACACCTAAAGCGGCAGTAGCCAGTAGTACATAAGGATTAGCTTTAGCCACTGCATTAAATACCTTCTGGGCTACAGTAGCAGCCCCAGTAGCTATAGTACCTTTGTTTTCGGCTAAAGTCCTTATCTTAATAGCAGTAGCAGCAGCACCTTCCTAAATAGCCCTAGTTTTAAGCATAATGGCACTACTAGACTATAAGGCATTAGTTACCTTAGTAAGTAGGTTAGCAGTACTTTGTACTGCCATTACTGTAGCTATTGCATTTTTCAAACTTTCTTCATCCCCAGTAACCTTAGCCAGTATGGATGAATAGGTACTAAGTGCATCCCCACTAATACCTATCACATCATTAAACACATCCAAATTAGGGGTATCTGAAGCCATAACCTTTATTTCTTCACTAACATCCCCTATGGTATCCTTCAGTGTACCCGCTTTGGCTCTTAGTTCATCCATCTTCTTAGCCAGTGCCTATCCGCTTGCACTTTGCTTTTCGGCATCATTCATAGCCCGATACTAAGCGGTTAAAGCGGTTAGTTCATTCTGTAGCTTCTTTAACTGGGCTTTCAGTGGCATCTACTTAGCAGTGCCATCCATACTTCCCACCTATCCTAACTGTACCTATAACTGCTTCAGCTATTCCTATGCAGAAGTACAAGAATCGGAAAGGGATTTACCGAAATCACTGCTTCTGGCACTTTCCGAAAGATTAGCCCACTGTACCTATAATTCCTATATCTGACTGGCTAAAGCCTATTCCTATTGTTTGGTAGAAAGTGTACCAGATGCTACTTTATCCAGTGCCTTTACTACTCGTTCATAGGAAGCTATCTGTGCTTCAGTAACCCCCTATATATGGGTACTGCTATTCTTTGCTTCCTTAGTGTATTTATCCAGTACGGATTTGGCTTCAGTTAATGACTTAACTAAGCCAGATGTATCCGCACCTATCACCGCCATCAATTTAGCCATTATCCTTCTATTGCGTTTTTAATGTAATTACTAAGTATTGAATCTGCATTATCCATAGTCTTATCTATAGTTTCATTGGGCTTAATGTACCCCTTCTGATAAGGCTTAGATAGTGCTTTATCATTTACCTTACTTTGCTTTCTGTATCTAGTACCACCGACAAAAAAGCGGGTTTTATATGAATGTGTGTTTTCCTTCGTACCCAGTGAATGTATCTTTATCTGGGATGATTTCAGCTTACCAATCATAATACCACTGGCTAAGTCTTTGTAGCTATGACCAGGGGTGTGTCTTTTGTATATACTGGCACTACTTATGAAGATCTATCTGGCATCATCCCTAAGTTTAATGGCAGATGCTACTACTGCCTTATCTATATTCCTAAGCATTTCAGAAGATGCTTTTTCTATGTCGTAAGTATCAAAAATTATTCTTGTTTTTCCCATTGCTTAGATAGTTCTTTCAGTCTGTTTATATCTTCAGTGCTTATTTCCACATCCTTTTCATCATCCTAACTGGATTCATCCCACTTAAAGGTACATATATCCTACATACTAAGCCGTTTCCTACTGTTTACCTAAGCAGTAACATAGGCATTTAGCCTACTGGTTTCCCACAGGTTCCTATCTAAGTACGGTAGATTATCCACAATATCATTTAATTCCCATTCCGTACAATCATCTAGGAAGTAGGATACATCCATTACCCGAAACTGGAAAACCAGTAGGTTAAATAGGTAGTGGCAGATACATTTAGGGGCTTCACTGGTATCCTTATTGTCGGTGGTTAGTCTTTTTTTAAGTGGTTATTATTCCTAGCCACATTCTGTAACCATTCCCCAAACTCATTCAGTGTATCCGTGTTTTCGTCTAACCAGTCTAAGAAATCTTCCATAGATAAACTGTAATCCTTAGATGAAGCCAGTACTACACAGAAGTAGAATGTTATTACATCTGTAAGATTACTGGGTGTCAAAGTACCCCCAGTTATATTTTCGTACATCATCATAGCCCTAAGTGAATACTTCAGGGTTATTTCTTTTTCCTTTATTGTTACTGTCATAATGAATTAAAAAAGTAAAGGGCAATAGAAGCAAATCTACTGCCCTTTGGTTATAGGCTTAGTAGCCTTTGGTATCATCTGATTACTCGTTAATAGCGGTTTTCTTAATGCTTCCAGTACCAGTAAGGGTAATGGAATAGGTTGCATTATCTCCGTTATTGGCATTGGCAGTAAGGGAAGTGATAATAACCTTACCTTCATAAAAGGTGTTCTGGGAAGTCCAGTAGGGTAATGAAGTATCACCATCCGCTACGTTCTTACTCATATCTGCCTAGTCTGTCTTTAATCCGAATCTTACAGTGATAGCATTACCCGCTAACATCGTATCAAACATACTATCATATTCATCTGTAGTATATAAGTTTTCAGAAGTGATTTCCCAAGTGTATCTAGATACTTCTGAAGCACCCCATACACCGTGATCTTTACTAGAAACATCTGTAGTTTCTGCGGTTATTGTTAGGGTGTGGTTTGTGGCATAGGCATAGCTATGACCGTCACTATTGAAAAGCATCAAATCACGACCTTTGATAATTTTATTTGCCATATTATTTTTCAGTTATTTACGTTAATACTAAACTGCATCCTTTGAACAAATGCGTTATTACTATAATCTTCTGTAGCTAAGGTTAGTAGTGTATCATTGATTTCCATACTATCATATTCAGTACGTTGTACTTCCAGAAGTTCCCTTACCTAGTTAGCCAGTTCAATTCCCCTATAATACTTATCCGTTACCACTACTACTTCCATAGTAACCTTATCTTCATAATATCCATCTTTGCTTCCACTGCTTTCCAGATTTACCCTTTTATATACTATGAAGGGTAACTTAGCATCATTATCCGCTACCAGTGGGTATGATTTCACACCTTCTATCTGGCTAAGTCTGGAATAGATGTATTTTCCTATGTTAAGTGTATCAATCATTCACTAATTCCGCTTTAATGGTTATCTGTTGCTACTGCTTATCTGGTTCTATATCTAGGATTCTGTACTACTTCCCATTCCATAGTATCCTATAAAAGTCCTATACTGGTACATAGTTCCGTATCTGGAATGTCTTAGTATAGGTGTATAAGATTTCATCATTTACATTCATCCTATTACCCCCAGTATGTACCAATCTGGCTTTAGTAGTATAGATGCTTACCCAGTCTGTAGTTTCTTCACCGAAATCATTGGTAGATACATCTGGCTACAGTATTTCTATTCTTTCCGTTAAAAGTCCAGCTCTCATTATGGTAGGTAGTAGTGTTTGTGTAATCCCAGAAGATAATCTAATGTGAATGGTACTTTGACTACAGTACTGTAGGCGGTCGGTTCTCTGTTAGCATACAGATTACCTACCACTAGAAGGATGGAATGAATGATAGCGGATGGTAACTACCCATCCACTACCAAATCATCCAAAGCTATGTCCAGATGCTTTGAAACGGCATCTTCAGCTACTGTAATCAAATCCATTATATAGGCATCATCCCCAGTATAGGAATCATCTATATTCAGGTGTTTCTTTGCTTTCTCCAATGTAGTAAACATAGCTTCAATCCATTATAACAGTATCAATCAGTAGCAAGGGTTTTAGCCACAAATGCTTCAGCGCGTCTAGGCTTTGCATCAAAGTAGGCATTAACCACCAATCTTACTTTACCGTTAGCGGCTTGTGTATATGGGTCTATGGTTAAATCTATGCCACCCCATTGGCCGATAACATAATCATCAAAATTACCTACCACAATACCTTTGCAGTTAGAAGTACTAAGTACTGGGATACCATCTACTTCATTACCTTCCATTACGAATAAGCCACTGCCAGAATCCTTAGAAGTGGTTTTAAGACTGGCTTTGATAGCGGGTGATACGATATACTTAAATTCACCGCTTACATTGGCTTCCTCTAAGGTTTGGATAAGTCCTACCATAGTAGCATAGGATGTATCTTCTATTTCATCTGCACCGTTGAAGATTCCTTTAGGTTGTGTGGTACTACCAGCGGCATCACCTAAGATAGTAGCTTCCAGTTTGTTTGAAATAGCCTTAACTATGTCGTTTCTTAAAAGGGCTTCAGCACTAACAGAATCTTGTAAAAGGAATTGCTTTGATACATCCAGATATGCAGTGATACGCTTAGGCTCTAGGTTTACTTCACTGAAAGTACCAGCACCATCACTAGCAGCGGCAATTTCGCCCGCCCATCCTACATTACTTCCACTGTAAGCCGGAATGGAAATGTTACCAACTAATCCGGTCATATAGTTTGCACCGGCTTTAACCATTACCAGATTTGCCCTAAGTGGTTCTAAGATGTTTAACTTATCTTCTGCTACAATCTCCTAGCCAGCAGTGGCTACAGTAGCTTGTACGGTACTTCTTTCCTCTACTGGAAGTACAATCTGGCCACTATAGGATAAGCCAGCTTTGCGCATTTCAGAAATACCATCATTCACCAATTCTTGACTACGCTCATCTAATTGGCGGTTGTTGGCTACATCATTGATAGCCTTCAAAAGTGAAAACTTTTCCATACTTCTTTTAATCGTTTCTTTGTTTAGTTTCTCGTTTAATTGTCTAATCTCATTATCTATATCTTCCATTTGTTTCTTCAGGCCATTGTACTTTTCTGTTTCTTCAGTATCCAACTTCCTACATTCCTTTTCGGCATTGGTAATAATGGCTTCAGCTTGTATCTTTAACTGGTTACGCTTGTCTATAAGTTCCACACTATTCATCATTCTAATCCTTCCCTTAATTGTTTGTAGTATTCTTCCATTTCCTTCTTATCTCTGGCTTTAGCTTCATCCAATCCCCTAGTATCCACACTTACAGTAGTGGCATCATAAGCAGCCCTATATACTGGTGATACATCAAACATTTCTTTTATAGTGCTAATGGTTCTTAGATAACTGCCATCATTCCTTTTAGTCCATCTATCTTCACCTACCTTAAAGGCAAAACTGGAAGCAGTAATATCACCCCTACGGATTCCTTCTAACAGTTCATCCCCCAGATTAGTATTAGGTGCTTCAAAGCTATATCTAAGCCCTATATCATCTACTTCTAAGGTAAGGCTACCAGTACCCTTATTGCTTCTGGCTAGTACCCCCTTATCTTCATTGTGATTCAGTAAACACAGTATATCAGATTTTGATACCACACCTTCCAAAGCAGTAGGTTCTATTACTTCTGTGAATCCCCCTAAATCTCTGGATTCACTATTAAACACTACAGCATAGCCTTCCACTAATCGGGAATCTGGCTATGTGGTAATGTTTTCTTCAAACATTCTTCTTTCTTTCATACTAATACAAATTATTGTTTAACATCTTCATTCTGGATATTGTTATCTGTAGGTGTATTCTGAGCGGCTTTTTTTACTTCCATCAAATTCACCTATACAAAATGGGAATCCCCACCTTCTATATACGGTAAATCTATTTCCCTTCTTATCTCGTTACAACTAACCACACCGATATTAAAAAGGGTACTGTAGTATGTGGCTAAACTCTGCTTATCAGCTCTAAGAAGTCTGGAAGTGTCGAAGCGTACATCTATAGTATCCTTTTCGGATGGTTTGTATAGCTTCCTTTCAAACTCTAATTCCAGTTTCTCCAGTAATGGTGATAGTGTATCTGTGAGGAAAGAAAGGTTAGTGGCTTCTACAGTCGAATAACTGGATTTAGTCAGATCAAAAGCCTTCACTGGGGATACACCAAAGAATCTGCAAATGTCGATAACATTAAACTATCTGGTTTCTAATAATTGTGCATCTGAAGGATTTACGGTAATAGGCTTAAATTCCATATTACCTTCCAGTACTGCTACACCGTTAGGCTATCCAGTGGAAGGGCTAAAAGCAGTCTGCCAACTGGATTTCAAATCTTGTTTCTGTTTACTGGTAAGCGTACTTTGTACTGTCAATATACCCGCCAGATTAGCACCCCCTTTGAAGAATCCGCTAGCGTGTGCTTCACTGTCAGCGGATAAGCCTAAAGTATTCTTAGCGTGTGAAAGGGTACTGATACCAGTAATACCATCATAGCTAAAGTTAAGTATATGAATCATATTGCAGGATTCAATAACATTACTTATGCCAGTAACACTATAGGCTATGTTATCCCCCAGTGTCTTAGGTTGTATGATAGTTACTAATTCGGATGGGATGTAGTGCAAAGCTACTGCATTTCCTTCATTATCTCTTTCTATGTAAGCAAAGCCATTACCTTTAAGAAGGGTACTTACTACCAGTGTCTTTATGAAAGTAAATCTGGTCATTCGGCTATTAGGTTCGCTATTCAGAAGCCTATAGGTAGGATGGGAAGTAAACTTTATTTTGTACCCATTGGCATCCAGTCTATAAGGTTCTAAGGGTAGCTATGCCACTGAATCAGATATAACTTCCACACACCTATACACAGTACTTAAAAGCATAGCCTTACTAGTAGAATAGGAAGCCCCACTATTATACATCAAATAATCAAAGGTACTGCTTCTTTCCTCTACGGTTTCTTCTTTCTTCTTTCTCTTAAATAAATTCATATCGTAATAATTTCGTTAGTGAAGTGGGGTGTATCCAGATACATCCCTAATGCCTATATCATACTGATAGCCCCATCTATCTTCTTTGCTTTGATGGATTTGTTTGGCTTCACATTTCCGTTATAGTCTGATTTAAGGGTAACATTCTTAAAGCACCATCTGGTAATTTCATTGTTATCTACCACGGCTTTCCCAGATAGTAGTAGCCTTTCCATTTCTCTAGTAGGCTTATTGAAGTTTCCTAGTGTCTGGGGGTATTCCTCTAAGGGTAATCCCAAATCTGTAGCACTGATAGCCCACTGGGTACTATTGTACTTATCATAGCCTACCTTCTGGATACTTACTATGTTACTGTAGTGTATCATATCATTAGTAATGTAGTCGTAATCCGTTACGTTACCTTCAGTAATCTTTAGTAATCCCTATTGCTTCCAATACTTATATAATTCCCTATCTGGCTTTTCCCTCAAAGCGGCTTCTGGTAGGTAGTAATCAGTTCTGAAGTAGTACTTATCATCCTTCACTACCATATAGCTTACAGCCGTTAAATCAGATGTGGCGGCTAAGTCCACACCCACATAACAGGGCATATCCCTAAACTATTCCCAGTCCACATCCTTACTGGCTTTCACTATGTAGTTTTCTGGTAGCCATACTTCAGCGGTATCACACCATAGATTAAGTGTTTTTGTCTTTACACCTACTTCCTCTGAAGGGTTGTTAATGGCACTTTGCACCTATTCCCTAATGTACTTTCTGGTTACGGTAATATCCAGATTTGGCGCACACTTCACCCAGTTCTTTTCCTAAGTCCAATCATCTTCATCATCTAAGCAGTAGATAGCTATAAACATACTATCATCTTCCTTCAGTCCATTAAGTATGTCTATGGCAGTGCTTCTTAGCTTGTAACAGGGTAGCGTTTTATCAAAGCCAGCAGTAGTGATAGTACATAGATGGGGGTTAGTTCTCATTCCCATAGATGATTTGATAACATCCCTTACCTTACTATTCTTTGCACTGTGGTATTCGTCAATCAGTCCAAAGGAAGCATTAAAGCCATCCAGTTTAGAATCATCGGCGGCAAACACCCTTAGCTTACTGTTATTCATATCCATTAAGATAGAATCCCTATAAGCCTTCAGATACTTTGCTTTCGGGTCTAACTACTTTGTGAATGTGCTACAGAAGGAAAAGGCTATCTTTGCCTAATCCTTACTATTGGCGGCTAAATCCACTTCAGCACCATCTTCACCATCCGCTATAAGGAAGTAGATACATAAGGCAGCGGCTAAAGCAGTCTTTCCCTACTTTCTACTGATTTCAATATAGCTACTACTGAATCTTCTATTATCAGTACCTTTCCAGTACCATCCTACTATATTGGCTACTATGAAAGCCTACCAATCTTCCAGAATGAAATTCTTTCCAGATGATTTACCAGTGAAATGTTTAAGGGTACTAATGAAGTCTATGGCACTATCTACCACATCTTCCCTAAATTCCAAATCATCCCTTAGTAAATCCTTCTGGAATCTCGATACTGCCAGTTTGATGTTTTCACCTACTACTATCTTCCCATTGCCTACATCTTCTACATATCTATAGTAAGGTTTCATAAATCAAACACATATTTAATCTGGAATCCATCGGCCTTCCTAATGTTAGGGTACTACTACTGAAGGAAAGCCCATCTTCTAGTACCGTGCCTATGCCACATAGTAACTGGGTGTACTCGTTCCCCAGATTCCAGTATATAGAAATCCGCTTTTATCTTATCTATCTGTTTGTAGTTTGCAGCTTTGTATATAGTACCTTCATTACCTACATCGCTACTGTTATCTGCATAGCTAATAAGGTGCTTTATCTCTGGGTGTGCTTTCCTTAGATAATGGTGAAGCAGTGAAAGCGTAATGGTTTCACTAAACTTAGGCATTTCGTCACTAAGCCACATCCTATCAAATTCCCTTGTTTCATCTGGATTATATGTACCTTTTCTTCTGGGGTTAATGCCATATCCAATCTGTAAAGCCCCAGATACTTTCCCATAGTGGTAAACCAGAAAGCTAAGAAAGGTATTCTTTGCTACCTTATGGCTATAGTGATTCTGGATGATAATGGGGTCGGCTTCCTTTCTGTCACATACCACTATCTTTATACCCTTATCAGGTGCTTCATAGCCTACTATATTCCCATTATCATCTACTATAGGATTCTTCTTAATCTTTGCCATCTGGAATGAATGATAATATGTGTGCTATTACATCTACAGTCCATCCATCCCCTAACACATCAGCGGCTTCATTTCTGGTAAGGCACTTAGTGTATCCTTCTGGTACTGTCTGGCATCTTTCCATTTCTGCTTTATTCATATACCGTACCCCATCAAATACATCCGTTTCACCTACTGGAATATCCACAGCGGCCATACCTTTATAATGGGTATTGTAGTAGTCGCAACAGTCCAGATAGTGCTATCTGGATTTGAATATCAGTGTGGTAAAACCAGATGAATAGAAACGGTGAAACATCTTAACTGGGGTAGTGTTTGGCCTACTGTCTATAACGGCTAAACATCTGGCTTTCTACCTTTCAGTATAGCCATCATCCAGTATGCTTTGAAAAGATACATCTTTCTTCTTTGGTGGTACTACATCCGCTATATTCGTCCAGTAGTAGCGTTTCCGCATAGCAGGAGCCACCAAAGCGGAATCAATCATTATAGGCTATACCCCCAGATAGTTACTGATTATATCCCTATCTGCATCCTTCATACTTCGTACATTTTCCATAAGAAAGTACTTTGGCTTCACTTCCTAAAGGATTCTGTAGCAGTCGAAGAATAGCCCAGATTTTTCCGCATTATCAAAGCCTATTCTGTGTTCAGTGGGGATAGCCACACTGAAAGTCTAACAGGGGCTACCAAACATTACCAGGTCTATCTTTCCTACAGTGAAATCCCCCTTTTCCGTATGTAGTACCCCATCTTCATAGTGTACCTTCCTTACATCCCCTATCTGGATGGTGTCTGGGTAGTTATCCATAGTTACCTTAATGGCTATATCTTTGATTTCTGAAGCATAGTATTCTTCCACTGGGATTCCGCTTCTTTCCAGTGCCATCCTTCCACAGCTCATACCGTCACACAAACTAAGTACCTTCATTGCTTCTTTTTGCTTTTAATGAATGTTTCCAAAGGGGAATCATCTGCATCTGAAGCATTAAGTTTAGGTAGCTTACATCTGGCTTTAGCGGTTAATCCAAATTCTGCCATTACCTTTAGTGCTAATGTCTGTGCATCCCTAGCTATCTTAACTGCAGGGTGTTCGGATACATTACCCCTATCACTGGTAACGGTTAATCCTTCATCTTCTATAATCTTATTGGCTTTTATAAATGTATTGTAGTTATAAGCCAACATCTAAATAGCGGCATCATCCACATCTTCTATGATACCTTTTTCCTCTAGCATCTGTAGTACGTCCTATATGTATTCCTATGCTTCAGGTGCCAGTTTGTCCGAAATAATAAAATCTTTCATACTAAATACGATTTTTTGTTATAATAATGAATCTGATTACACACTTATACAAACTTTTGTTTAACATCTGGGAAGTCACTAAATTTTATTTTGATTTCTCAAAAAATAGGCATATATTAGTATAAATAAAATTGATATATGAAGGATGCAAATAAATCAAAAATTATAGGCTTCAGGCCTACACCCAGATAGTACTTTGAAATGGAAAATATCTGTAGTGAATTGTAGATTACCAAATCATAGCTAATCAGATTCCTACTGGAAGATTTCATAAACAAATACGAAATTTCTAAGGGCTATGAATAACTGGGATAAGTATAAACGGATGTAGTGCAATATCCAGAAGGCTTCCTATAATAAGGAAGTTAATACTTTGATGGAATAGCACTATTAGCAGCTTTACCAATCACTAGTAAACAGTAAAGCAGATGAAGATATATTTAATGATACCTACTTAAAGATTACCTATAAGTACAATCCAGATAAGGACTTTGTGGAATAGTATAAATGGCTATTCCGCTAGCTAAAGGGGGCTTATTATAGGGATGATATATGTAGCCACTTCTATTAGATAGATGAAGATAGGCTATCCATTCCAGACTTCATCCCAGATAGTAAGCCAGTAGTAGATACCAGTATAGTAGATAGGTTAAAAGCGTTATATTCCCCTATAGTGTAACTGATAGCACAAAGGATTCTAGCCCCTTTGGTTTCCGTTTGAATCGGAATAGGGGTACTAACTATAGTACTATGGAAGAATACCTAAGAAAGAAATGTAATGAAGTATTAGCGGATGTAGAAGCACTACTAAAGCAGATGGAAAAGTATAAAGATGAAGGATGGGTACTGGATTTCTGTGATACCCTTAATAAGCTAAGTGTAACGTACTGATCTATGCCATACCTTAATAAGCCTAAGAAGAATCCCATTAGAAGAATCAAAAGGGAAGATAGATAGAAGATATACCAAAGTACCGAATGGTAGAAGCTAAGGATAGCCAAACTACAGTAGTAGCCACTTTGTGAAGTATGCTTATCTGAAGGTAGGATTACCCCAGCGGAAGATATACACCATAAAGATTCATTCCTTAACTATGAAGGGATGAAAAGATACTGGAAGGCTTATGATTTCAGTAACCTTCTATCAGTTTGCAAAAGGTGTCACGGTAAACTTCACAGTTAGGGTACTACTAGTGTCTGAAGCACTACTAATACATCTGGAAACAGTACTATTTGTATCACTTCAGATACTACATAGTAAAGCCCCAGATGAAAAATTTGCTATTCTGGGGGTGTTCTGTGCGCTCCTTTCGCTTTTAAGTTTTTTTAATTTTGATTTGTCGGAATGGGATGATACATTAGTATAGAAGTCGAAAGGATAACTGGAAGTAAGGAAATCGGCCAGAAAAGCCGTTTTTGAAGCTATTTTCATATCTCGGAAAGATAAAGGTGGTAGAAGCCACCTTTTCTTTAGTTTCTCACTGTCTAATTAAACTGGAAGGGGAAAATAATAGCCTTAGAGGTGCTTCCAGTATCAATGTTAAAAAGTGGGTACATATCCATACAGCCTTTCTTATATATAATATATATGTCTGGATATGTACCCAAAAATTAACATCGGCATCAAATCACCCCTTAGATCGTTTCATTTCGGATTCAGATAAGCACACCTAACAAAATAACGTAATAAGAATGGTATATGATTATTTATAAGCCTACAAAGATGGTATTTAAGGATAGACTGGAAGCCAGAAAGCACTTTGGCTCAGGGTTGTATAACAGATTAGTAAAGCACACTTCAGATTTTCTATTTATCAATGATTCTACATTTGCTACTAATGGGAACACAGTGGATACAAATACCCAGAAAGTTTCTGGAATTGGATAAGGGTACAAAGTTTGTAGATGTATTGGTATATGCGGCTATAGACTTCCAGAAGGATAGCAGTACCCATACATCCCGAATAGGGCAGCGTACCATAGCGGAAAAGTACAATATACCACTAAGTAAAGTGGAAGATGCAGTTAAACGGCTAAAGGAATCTGGCTACATAGACTACAAACAGATTCCATCCGACAAATACAAAGATTATGTTTTTAATGAATACACACTACCTTTACTGAAGGAAGATTACTTAAAGCTAAAGCCATCTTTGCTTAACCAGTCACTACCACCAAAGGAAAGGGGAATACTAATCTATCTTCAGCTTATAGCATTACCAGATATGAATGATATACTGGAAACAAAGATAGAAGATATAGCAAATAGAATAGGTATATGTAGGCAAACTGCCAGTAAGTACCTAAAGAAGTTTGTGGCTTCAGGCCAACTTCATCAAACTAGAAACGGTATCTACCAGTGCCAGTACTTAGATAAGGAAACGGTAGTAAAGCCAGAATCCAAACCACTAATTATTATACTATGATAGAAGCAGAATTACATAACAGATACCCTTCTGGATGTAGGGTAAGCAATAAGGAATTAAAGAAAGTGATATAGATGCTATATGATAAGTATGGTATCAAAGCAGTAGCCACCGCTACAGATATTTCCAGATATGGATATAGTACCAGGGCTTGCAAAGTCCGTACAGAAGATGGAAGAATAAACGGTTTAATTTTAATAGCAGTATGAATAAGTTTGAAGAATCGGAAAACAAAGGAAGGCAGCTTTTCAAATCCTTCCTAGATTAGATAGGGGCTACTGGATAGCCTACAGAAGATACTTATGATAGGGTAGATTATTACTTCCAGTTAAAGGATGGAAGGAAAGCAGTAGCGGAAATCAAAGTAAGGTATAGCTACTATCCAGATTATATGATAGAATGGGATAAACTGAAGGCACTACTTCAGAAGCGGAAAGAATAGGGCTTAGATGTGGCTTATTATGTGTGCTTCTATGATACCAGTATGTATATCTTCCAGATGGAAACTATTAAAAGCTATGGTACTGTTACATAGAAGTACTGCAAATGTACTACAGTAGAAGATAATGGATATAGATGGAAGAAAGTGGTATTAGTACCAACTGATAAGGCTATTAGGTACGATCTTCTGGATGGGAAGTGGCATAGAGTATGAAAAGCCCCATCTACTATGTGGTAGGTGGGGTATCTTCTTTATAATCTGGATTTGGTACTATCTGACCAGTAGATAAATCTATAATGTTTGGAAGTACTATAGGTGGTTCTACCATCGCTACCACCTTATCCATTACATCCAGTATTACTTCATTGATAATACCCATTACATTATACACCCACTTCCTTTCTTTCCATTGGTTTAGATTATGGAAAGTACCTACCAAACCTTTTTCACGGCTATCCCATAGCCATTCTTCAGTTTCGCTATCCAGTTTAATTCCGCTACAGTAGAAATTAGAAGGATGGATGTATCTGTTAGCATCATAATAGTATTCTGAAATGTTCGGGTAGTCGTTATCCATATACTCTAAGATATTCCCATCCATCAAAGATTTACCATCATACTTATTAGTACTTCGTGAAGCATAATCCCCCTTATGATTCCCCTTTAAGTAGTCGTTAAGGTACTTATCTGGATTCTTAGCCAGAAGGATTCCATAGGTTTTGATAGCGGCATCCAGAAGCATCCTAAGAAGATGGATAGCACACACATCTTCCCTTTTACGGTATAAAGCATCAAAGCCACTATCTATGTTAATGGTGTATTCACTAATAGCATTTAGAAAGCATTTGTATTTATTGCTTTCAAGCTTCCGAAGTCTATATGGCTTCTGGGATAATGGTGTAAAATACTTCTGGTATAATGGGGTATATGCCATACTGCTTTAGTCTATATCTTCTGCATCCAGAATCTTATCTAATTCGGCTTCTATTTCTTCTGGGATGGGTTGTAGTAATCCATCATCCAGTACTATCTTTGTATCTTCCATATCTTACTATATTTTTGATTTAATATCTTCCAGATGTGCCAGTAGTACATTACCTATTATCTGGTTTACATAAACCATATCCTTAGCATACATCCGTACATCTTTCTTACTGGCTACATACATATCTTTTTTATAGCTAAAGTAGCTACCCACATTTACTTCTTTCTGGGATTTGGATGGATGTATAAAGCCAGAATACTTCTTATATAGTTCACTTATGGTACTACCATACTGGGCATCCAGTTCTTTCCGTAATTCGGATGGTACTATATAGTTTCCATTTATCTTTATTTGACCTAAATCTTTGCCATTATCAAATAACTTATGTAGTATCTGGAATGGGTGTAATGTTTCTGCATAAATAGCGGTTAGGTTTTCTAGTTGAAGCCTTATTAGTGGAAGGGCTACCAGTGCTTCAGCTTTATTTAATAAGTCTATAAAGCATCTGTTATATATAATAAGCGTTTCACAGATGTTACTATATAAATCATCTAACCCACAATTTAATAAATTCTGGATACTACATCTGGGATTATCTAAGTTTAGCGGGGTTTCTTGTTCACTACCTTTATAATACTTCCAGTTAGCATAGAAGATAGCTTCAAAGATGGGATGGTAGTAGTTACTGCTATCCGCTAAATCCTTATATGTAAAGCGTTTCTTCATTTGTCTTTATCCAGTTCTGGTAATGCTATAGGTATGGTGTATTTTATTCGGCTTATTTCTTCATTTTTACTGGTATCTTCAGATGTAGCCCCAGCTTTAGCAAATGAAGCAATAGATAAGCCACCGCCAGCTTTGATTTTATCACTTTGGGTAACAGTAACGGCTAAATCAAAATCTACCCTCATAAAGTGCCTAGTGGTATTGGTTTCCTTATCTATAGTACCCCATACCCCTTCACCTACTACCATCCTAGTAGGGATGTAAGCACCCTTTTCTTTCAGGGCTTCATTTGTTTCAGAAATACCATCTACTATCTGTAACAAAGATTCTTTGATGAAGTCTTTTATATCCATAGGCTTTATTTCTCTATCGTTATTTCATTGGTAATGTAGTTTACTATCTTTACTGGCTTTCCCATTTTCTTAGCCAAATCTATAGTGTACTTAGTACCCCTACTAGTACCATCCCAGAAAGCTAGTAAACAGTCACATTCCGCGACTATCTGTTTGTTTCTTTCTAATGGGGCTACCTTTGGCGGGTACTTATCATACTGGGGTAGGTATTCTATAAGTTTTAGATTATGCTTTGTGGCAAACTCTCTAGCATAGGTATCCGCACCCTTAGCACCCCCAGAAACTATAGTATCTGGGATGTATTTTAGATATGCTTCTATATCTACTGGGGGGCAGGTTCTACTACCTATGATAGCTAGTTTCATTCTTTTAAGAAATCTTTAATAGGTATTTTTGTTAATCCAGTATCTAAAGCCCTATACATATACCTAGCACCAATAGAAGTATAAGGTTTCCATTTTTTGCATCTTCTGGCTATACTATCTGGCTTAATTACCTTTGTATTATAAAGCCATTTATACGCTTGCAAGAAAGCCCCATCTTCATAGGGTAGTATATCTTCCCTTTGAAGGAAGAATAACAAATACATTTTTGCAGTCCATTTACCTATACCCTTAACGGATGTTAGCACTTTCATTACTTCATCATCTGGCATAGTTCCCAACTGCTCAAAATCTATTTCATTATTTGATACTATCTTTGCTAAACTAAGAATACAGTTACTTTTAGATTGGGATAAACCAATACTTCTTAGATTTTCTACATTAAGATTACATATATAAGTAGGGGTAACACTGTTATTACACAGTACTACCAGCCTACTATAAATTGCTTTCTTAGCTTTAGAAGAAAGCATTTGCCCTACTATTTCTTTTAACAAAAACAGAAAACTATCATTTTGGTTATTATAGATGGTATAATCTAATTGGCCTATACTATCTATTACCTTTGATAATTTGGCATCTTTCTTCTTTAGATAATCTACTGGGTTCAACTAATCGAAAAGTGTTTTTTGTGTATCTAAATCGTAATCCTTTATATACTTCAAGAATGGTGTTACATACATATCACGCATTTTTTGGCATCTAGCTTCTGCACTTGTAACAAACACCTTTAGATAGTGCCTAGCCCATTCTTCTCTAGAACCTTTCCACGATTGATCTAAGTCGGAAACGTGGAATTGCACTTGCATAGCAGCAGCCCAGTTAATATAGAGTTTCTCAGGATTTGCCCTAAACAAATCACCGTGATGGGCATTAGTACACTTTAGATTTCCACCTTGCTCTATCCAATCTATTTCCACATAATCAATGTTAATGTTTTCGTATTCCTCATTATCAATCATAAGGGCACACATCTTAGCCAGTTTGTATGCAGAAATGATATTAGGTGGCATAGCGGTCTTACTTCTGTTTCTAGTTTTAACGTCTATAATATCATAAAAGCCATCTTCATAATATAATATATCCGCAGTATCATTCTGCTTTTCCTCAAAGATACTAGTAGGTGACCATTCTCTAGTAGCTTTATCCCCACGACTAAGTAGGAATAATGCAGTAGGTGAATCTAATAAAGCATATCTTTGTTCTACCGTAATATGTCTAGGGTGACGAAGATATAAATCATTCAAGTATTCATACTGCTTGAAAATCTTAGTGGGATACTTTTCTTTTAATTTGTGGTACACACTCTTTTCAAAAGGTTCACCAGCAGCGTGACCAGACAAAGTACCCGAAGATGCTTTGTTTGGTCTATCTACTGTTTGATTTCTCATACTGGCTACCAAACTGGCAAAATCTACTCTACTCATTGAATAATATATTAAATAGGTTATTGATTATATCTATATGTTTTGAAGATTTATCCGATAAATACTTCTTTACTTCATCTGTTATTTGATTATGTATATTAACTTCATTTTCTAATTTCCAGTTAATAGGTCGGAATGGGATACTTGCTATAGGTGCTTCTGAAAATTCTACTATAGCACCTTTTACAATACCATTTAATCCTAACCAACTAAAAACCCTTTCATTATTAAGATATGCTAAGATGTATTCAAGTGATTCTTTACAACCAGCTTTCTTAAAAATAGCGGTTACATCTTGTGTGGGATAACAACCAGAAGGGGCATAACAGAATCTGAAATAATTTTTATTGGATATTCTTTCTTTGCAGGGTATAAATATCCTAGATTCATTTCGTTCAAATAGTTTCTGATTGCGAGGAAAAACAAACTCCCAGTAAGGGATAATCCTATTATAGCTATATCTACTGGCTAACTTTTCCCTATTAGGCTTAAAATGTTCTACAAAATGGGGGTACTTATTATTAAAGGTTTCTTCGTTTATATCTTCTTGGATGAAGATATATTTAGTTACACCTTTATTAACATAAGCGTTTAAGTCCTTAGCTTTGTAAACATCTATAAGTACCCTTTGCTCGTCTTTGTTCAAAGAGTTTATATCTGTTATCTGAAATGCAGAATCTAAGCCAGAAACCATACCATTACCTATATCACAATAGTCACCTATCCGATAAAACTCATTATCATCTTCAAAAAGGGTACTACTAGGCTTACTACATCCATCTTCAAACTTGTTTAGTTTGTCTTGTACTTCTTTTGTAGCAAGAATCCATCTGCTATTTTCCTTAAAGTGGGGGATAATAAGTTCATTAAAACAACTTCTAGAAGATAATTCTTCCTTAGTGGGTAATCCTTTTTCTTTATTATATTGAAACAGTTTCATAGTATCTTTCTTTTCTTTAGATTTTACAAACTTAAAGATAATGAAAGATGCAGTAACCTTTTCAAATAGCGGTGTTTCTTTGAAATGATAGATTTCTGTAAAATATCCATTCTGGCACATATAGTTTCTAAGGCTTACAGAATGGGTGGTATTCATCCAGTATTCAGTACAAATAAAGATTAGTTCACCATTTTCTTCTAGGTGTTCTATACTTTTTAGTATGAATATAAACAGATAATCACATAAACTGTTAAAGTATTTATTCCACAGGGGATTTGTTTCTAGTTCCTTTTTTAGTTCGGCTTCTAGGTTCTTCCATCTAATATATGGCGGATTTCCTATTACAACACTATATTTTTCAGATGTAGGGACTGCTAAGAAGCTCATAAATTTGATAAAATCATATTTAGCCCCTAATGTTGAATCTATTTCGTATGCAATTATATTAGAAAAACCTTGCTTAGTAAGATTGTCAAGAAAAACACCCTTACCACACGAAGGTTCTGCTATCTTTGAATTTTTGGGATGTGAAATTAACGATACCATAAAATCTGCTATAAGATCTATGGTAAAGTACTGACCATATTTATTTTTTATTGCCATATATAACTTTTCTCCTATTTGTTGCAAAATATAATTCTTCATTCTCTATTTTTCCTAAACGGTATTTTCTAACAGAACCATCCATTTGTTCAAGATAGGAATGTTCGCTATAATAGACAGCTTCTCTTGTAAGCATACCTATATATTTTGCAGTATTGATTCTTATAGAATTTGGTGCATCTGCAAACTTAGTGCAACACAAATCATATATTATTTTTAAGGGTGTATCAATAATATCTTCTGGGATGTTTGGGAAAATATCTCTATAACCTACCCAATCGTTTGTATTTTCACATTTACTATATACCCGTTCTTTCAGATAAGCTACTAATGATAATCTAGTTTGCTCATCTACTATTTGGGTATGCCTAATGGGTATTCTTCTAAATCCCCCATCTGCGCTATGTGTACGACCTACTATCATAATACAATGGTTTTAATGTGCAAAGTTACAGAAAAATCAGCAGACCTTAACAATTATTTCAAATTTTAACGGTGATTTTTTGGTTATTCCATACTTTTTTTATAAGAAATGGCCTAAAATTGCTACTTTGGGGGTGTTTTATGTACTACCAGATAACATAAAAAATCCAGTCCGTTAAGACTGGATTACTATATAATATATAATGTATAGGCTTTAGTTATTCTGGGCTTCAGATTCAGCCTTTCTACGTTCACGGTACTTCCTTTGTCTTTCGGCATTACTAACCTTAGCTTTGTCGGAATCCTTATGGGCTTCCCTATACTGCTTCTGGTAGGCTAAATATGCTTCCCTTCTGTCTGGGGCTTGGTAGGTAGCTATGAATCTTTGAATGTAAGCACCTTCTGCTTCTACCAGTCCTACACCTTCTGGGGTGAAGTCTGTATAGATTTTGTGGTTTCGGGAATCCAGAAGATAGCTATGCTTCTTATCCATATAGTCATAGATAGTAATAATAGTAAGCATCTTATTACCTTCAATTCGGGAAATAGTAGCCCACCTAATCATTTGGTGTATAATGTCAAACCTTACTTTATCATCCGTAATGTCGGCTACATTATCAGTAGTACCATTTTCATATTCACCCTTATACTGGAAAAGTAGGCTTTCATAATCCCTTATCTGGTTGTTAAAGGTGTCTATATTGCTATTCTGGGTAGCTACTTTCTTATTCAGTTCGGCTATAAACCTATCTGCTTTAGCAGTATCCATAGTACCTTCCACATAGGCTTTTTCTTCTATCTTTTCTGCTCGTTTCTGGATGGATGCTATTTCTGCCTTAGCTACTTCTATCTTCTGGTTAAGAAGTACTATCTGTGCTTCATAGTATTCCTTCTGGCCTTCTGCCTTATTCTGCATCTTAGCAGTGTAAAGGGGTGAAGCGCAAAGCCACAAAGCGGAATCTACCATATTGATATTTATAGTAGTCTTACATCCACACTTAGTACAGTGGTAGAAGTTTCTGGCTTTCACTGCCATCATTACTTTACCACAGTCAGGGCATCTAAGGATACTTTTACCAAAGTACAAAGTACTATACTTCTTTTTAGGTGCTATGATATTCTTCTGGGCTATTTCCTTGCACTTTTCAACCATTTCCACAGTAACCAAAGCGGGGTACACATTGCCTTCTGTTTTCAGATTCATCCTACTTCCTTCACTGGATGGTACACCCGCATAAGCAGTATTAGTAAGGATGTGATTAACGGCTACTTCAGCGGCATTTATGGATTTATCTGTAAAGATACCCATTTCACGGATTTCTTTGGTAAGGCTTCTGAAGCTATACTTACCAGTAAGATACATAGTATAAAGCATCTTCACTACTTCTGCTTCATCATCCTTTACTACTAGCTTCTTTTCATCATCTACAGTGTATCCGTAAAGGATGAAGCCACCAGTGTAGTAAGACTGCTTCCTTCTGGCATCCTTGCTCCTCTTAAAGCGTTCCTTCTTAGTTCTCATTTCGGTTTCAGCCGTATATGAATAGATGGAAAATACCAATTCGGCATTACTGTCTATTGTACCATCTTCTTTAAGAAGTCTAAAGAAGGTAGGGGCTTTGAATGTTACTTGGATGTGTCTATCTACAAAGTATTCTTTCATACTAAAAAGTACTTTCTGCGTTCTGGCTAATCTAGATACTTCCCAGATATATACATCCTTCACATCTTCTGTTTCTACTACTTCTTTTAGACGGTTTAAGCCTAAGCGTTCTTCTTCCTTTAGCTTAATACCAGATTCCTTTTCACAGATAGCTATTATATCTTCAGGCTTATAGCCATCATCTATAGCCATCTTGTAAATTTCACGCTCTTGTTCTGTGAAATCTTGGGCTTTTGTAGATACCCTAACTAATAGTATTGCCTTCATAATTCTTTGTATTTTGTTTGTTTTTACTGTTTCTGGGTGCAAAGGTAGGTAAAAAATAACAAAACTACAAAAAAATATCAAAGAATTACGAGCATTGGACGTGTAGCGTTCGAATGTGAGAATCTTACTACAATCGTGTCGTTGATAGAAAATCCATTTGTAATATTTGGCAACTCGTCAAATGATAGGACTTTTAGTCAAAACGCTTATGTGAATGCCACGCTATATGTTCCTAAAGGAAAAATGGAAGCATACAAAGCAACTAAAGGATGGAAAGACTTTGCGAATATAGTAGAAGGTACTCCTACTGGTGTAACTAATATTACCTTGGATAAAGAAACCACAAACGCTCCTGTCTATGACCTCAATGGCAGAAGGTTAACTGAACCACAAAAGGGTATTAACATCATAGGCGGAAAGAAAATATTGAATCATTAACGATAAAAAAGCAAAGATTATGATTATCACTCCATCAAATGGCCACAAGGTAAGCAGCAAAAACGTTCACCTCACGCCTAAGAATCCTCAATACAAATGTCCTAACTGCGGCTGCGTTTATGAAAATGTCCTTGACATAGAATCATGTTTCGACAAGGAACTCGCAACAGAAAACCTAAATCCGCCCTTGCTCTGCAATGAGTGTGCACAGAGTTGGTTTCGTTTGAATGAGTTGTTTGAGTCATAAGTCTTCGTCTTCGAAAAGTTTGTTACAGTTAATCGCCAGTCCCAGACAAAGGGGCTGGCGATTTGTACTTATGAAATGTCAGACACTTTATTCTTTCACCATTTCTGCAATCTGATGCCACAATTATGTTCTATAGAAGGGCGTAGCCTCTTACCTTTTCTGTGGAGTGCCACATAAAGATGCTTGTCTGCTTTCTGATGAGCAAGCACGGCAGACATTAGGTCTTCGTTTCCTTGAATTGAGCGCAGTGCCTACGAGGTAATCGGCTTGCCGCTTCGCTTGTCGAAGAACTGCTGACGAGCTTCAAAAGCGTCATCACAAAGATGAAGGAGATGGCTAAATGAGGTTCTTGCTCTGGCAAGCGGCATGGCCGAGTCCGATTTGGAAAACTAACTCCTTCACCAATCCTCCCCAATTTGCTTTTAGTCCCTATTTGAACTTCCCCGTTTTTTCC